GTATGCCGATGAAAAACATGTTAATGATTATCGCTGGCGTAATTTCAGGAGTGCTGGCATACACAGAGATTACAGCTAGACTAACTAGCTTAGAGACATCTAGAGAATTATTCCAAGCTGATCTACTAAAAAAAAGTGAGCAGTTACCAACCGATCAGGAGCAGTTTATGTTGATAGAAGATTTATATAAGTCAACAGAAAAATTAGAAATAACTCAAGAGCAAAATATGACTAACAAAGTTAACATACAATTTCTAAACAAACAATTAGAGAAAGCATTAATTGATGTTGAGAAATTAAAAGACAAAGTTAGAAAAAATGGTAATGGAGATCACTGATGATTGAAGTAGTAGTTGCATTACTAATGATTGTCAATGGAGAAATTAAGGAACACAGAATACAAGACTCTATGTCTACTTGTTTAAAAGCTAAACGTATTGCAATGAGATCAGGTACAAATCGTATAGACTATCAATGTATAAAATCAAAAGCAGAAACAGAGATTTACATGGGTGAAAAATCAATCGTTAAATTAATATTAAAATGAAATGGATAGTATATCTAGCACTAGGTGCTTTATTTTACTATGCACTAAATGCATTTGCTAGTTCAGTAGGATTGGCAGAAGAGAATGACACAGCTTTTAGTACAAACATATTACCTAATGCTGGTACAACTAAATCAAACAAAAGTAATTCTACTTTAGATGGTGTACAATCTGGATCTACTGGTGCATTAGCTAATGGAAGTACACATAACGGATTTACAATAACTTGTGAAACGCAAGTGAGCAATGCTTGTGGTCAAGCTTTTAGTAATGAATTAGAAGCATCTCACGATATGACAGTTACAGCTACTGGTTCATTAGTAGGAATAGAAGGCGACAGTACACCAGATGGTGTTACTCATACTTCTACACAAATAAAACTTAATGGTGGAATTAATTTGAGCAGCTCTATATCTGTACAAAACTGTGAATGGAATCAATCAGCTTACCAATGTGGTAATTCTGCAGGTGTTGCTGATTCTTATACTGTTATTATGAAAGTTTTAGATGAAGACGAAAATGTATTAGCTTCATCTACTCAAATAAGAACAACAGATTCTGGTTACAATCTTAATGCAGGATCATTTGATGATAGCTTACATTATAACGGAGTTCATGCTAATAAATACGAATGGTCTTGGACAGGAGTTGATGGATCACAAAGTACAACATCAGCTTTACGTGGACCAAATTTATTAGGAGCTGAAATGATTTTAGATTTTCCTATAGAAGATTATGAACCTTTATCAGCACAAGAAATTAAAGATATGAACGAAGGTTTAGGTACAGCAAATCTTAATGAGTCTGAAATATGGAATGTTATATCTGGACTTGAAGAAAGTATTAGTGAAAAATTAAACGTAGAAACAGGTGGTGCAGTAACAAGTGTAGAGCTTACAGAAAATTTTGAGATTGTAGTTACAACAACTAAAAAAGCATCTCCAGAAGTAGTAGCTAAAGTTCAAGAAGTTGTGCAAACAATGAATAAAACTAAAACTGTTGAGACACTAAAGAAAGAAGTTATTGCAGAAGTTATTAAAGAATCTAAACAAACACCTACTAAAACAGAAGTAGTTAAGAATAATTCTAAACAAAAAACAGTTAAGAATAGTTCTAAAGAAGAAGTAAAAGAAAAAGTTGTTAAATCTAAACTAGCATTAGTTATGGATAAAATAGATGCTAAAGTTAAAAATCCTGTAAAGAATTTAAAGCTTAAAAATTTAGTTAAAATAGATGCTATGACAGAAGCTCAAGGATCTTTAGCTAGTTACAACATAGTTTTTTATGCACCAAAAGATATATATTTAGATCAAATTAACATGACTGATAATAGATTAATATACAATGGTGTACAATTAGTGTCTTACATTAATAATGATACTATAGGAATTAAACAAAGAACATTACAAGAACTAAACATAAACAAACAAAGAATATTAATAGAACTTAAGGAGTTAAAGAATGGTTAAGAATATTAAGAATAACCTAACAAACATTGTAGTTATAATTGGGCTTATAGGAAGTATAGGTGCAGGATTTATAAAGTATGGTGAGGTTATGACTAAGATAGATGTATTAACTAACGCATCTAAAACAGTTGATTTATCTATAGTAGCTGTACTTGAAGAAAAAATTAAAGTATTAGAAAATAATCAAAGTCATTCTCATGATAATACAGGTGTTAAAATTATTGCAAAAGAAATAGAATTGTTGAAAGTACAATTACAAGAACTAAAAACAGCATCGTCAAATCCATTATCTCAATAATCTCTTTCTATAATCATTTCTATAAAGTGTATTGCTTTAAGTAAATCATCTTTACCACCTTTGTCCTGGTGCCTTATGATGTATTTAATTGCACAACCTTCTGGAAATAATAGTTTGTTTTCTACTACAAATTTACTTGGTTGAATTTTATATTTTTGGTAGTGATTACCACCTATTTGTTTATTGTAAGTTTTACTCATTGAATGTTAACCTAAATTTTCCTGAATGTTTTTGATATTTTTTACGTGGTTTATCTAATACTTTGTGTTGATCTTTTCGTATAGCATACAAATCTAATTTCATAGCTTCAGTAAATTTACGAGTAGCTTGAGAAGAATCAATTTCAGCATAAGAACATATAGTTTTAAAATCTATAGAGTTACTGGTAAGCCAATCAATAGCTTCACGCTTATCTATAATGTGATATTTATATACACCATCATACATAGCATCATGTATGGCTTGGTTTATAATAGCTCTAAACAATTTAATCTGATGATCGTTCATCAATAACTTCGTAAGTAGTACGTTGTTCTACAGTCTCAGCTTCTTGCCAAGTCAAACTATTACCATCTAAATTATTAATTATTTTTAAGGCTTCTTCATCTGTGTTTGCTTTAATAACAACTTCAGCATACGCAGGAAGAATAACCCATTTTTTAAACTTATAAATCATATATTGTTTTTACGTCTACTTGCTTCTAAAGTTCTAAATAAATCTATAATTAAACCTTCTTTATCACGTTTGTTTTCCAAAGTAGATGCTTTAACTTCTGCATCAAACAATTCTTTAACAGCATTGTTGTAAGTATCAGAAGCATAAAAAGATTGTTCTTTAGCAGATATACTTTTATCTCCTAAATTACCTGTAATGTGTAATGCTTTCTTTCTTTTTAATAATCTATCTAAATATTTTACATTAGCATTTGATTCAGCGTTACTTTCATCTGTGTCTGAAAGAAATGTTAGTGCATCTTCTAATCGTTTTTCAGTTATCATCTTTATCCTTAGTTGGTTTACAATATGTTAACATAACTTGGTATTCTTTAGTATCTATTTTATAATAAATACCATCTTTTTTTGAATAAGTATTTTCTTTAATATATTCATCACAAGTTTTATAATCTATAAATTTTTCTTTAAGAACATATTTTAATGTTAATTTTGCAGGATCTATTTCTGTTGGGATAATTAACATCATTAATAATTCAATCATAAATTCCTTAATTTAAAAAGGCACTACTACAATAACAACTGATTTGAAAAATGTAGTAATGCCTAGTTTTCTAACTCGAGGGAGATAAGAAATTGTTAAAATGGTACATCGTCTTTAAGTATTTCATCAACGCTTTCAGCTTTAGCATCTAATACTTTTCTGACTAAGTTATCTATTTGTTGAAACTCTGAATCAGTTGGTACTTTGCCACCTGACATATACGAAGCTATAAGATTACTCATAGTCAATCTATACTTTTCAGAAAATTGATCTGGAGTACTTCTAACTGCGTAATTAGTATTAGCTGTGTTGGCAGAATAAGTTGCAGTAACAGGAGCTGATCCTGAATTATCAGACAACTCACTTAAGCATTCTATTCTAGAAGCAGTTTGATATTGTTTGCCAGTCTTACTTGTTCTAACTGGTTGTGCATCAATTTTTAGTCTTGCTCCCTTCGGCCATCTTGATGAGCCTAAAGCTTCACCATACACAGTCATGTCTGTTCCATCATCTTTAGTGATGTAAACAGTAACTTGACCATCATCTTTCTCGAATGCTTTTTTAAATGCACATTCAAATGTTTCGTGTTCCATGTTGGTTCTCCTATTTATTTGTTTTATTATTTTTCCAAATTTCTGCATTCATTCTTATAACCTATTTAAAGGCTTCTTGCCAAATCATTTTTGCATATTCTACAGCATCTGGCGATCCTTTCCATCTGAAGTTATCCATAGTTAATGGAAACATTTTAACAATATCTTCTTTAGTTTTAGCTATATCTATACAATGTTCTATAGATCTCATACCATTGATGATAGTATCTAAATGTCCCTCTCTGCCTTCCATATCTACGCTGTGAACGTCTTTGTAAGAACAATACAGTAGAGCTGTCGGTTTATTAAAAAGGTCTTTGTACAGGGCTTGTTGACGCAAATCAGCATCTTTTGGGTACCATCTGCTATCTACAGCACCAGATTTAAGTCTTTTAATGTAAGCAGTAGCTTTAGTATCTATGATTACATCTTCAAACTCAAAGTCAGTAACACCTTTTACATCATACTTTAAACCATATTTATCACCAGGAATTGTAATTTCTCTTTGATAAGAAATAACTTCTCCAAATTGAGGAAGTTCTTTTACAAATTGATTTGCAATTATACCAGACCAAAGACATTCGTCATCAGACGCATCACCTTTTAGTTCTATATATTTGGATTTTGCATAATCTATGATAACTTCTTCATCAGTGATTTTATTTTTTAAAGCATGTTCAGCAGATTGTTCTGCAACACTACCCATTTTCATACGTGCGTTTGCTTCAGACTTAAAGTCATATAAATTATTAATTATCCAGTAAGGTGGAGAATCAATAAAACTATTAGTTCTTGAAGCACTATGTCTATATTCAATTTTCATATTTATTTTCCTATGGTTATTAATGTTCAACGTTATTGTAGTGTGTCTTATAGTGTATCACTTGATACATTAAAAGGTAAAAAAACAGTTAAGAATACTAAAGAATATAAGATATATAATCTAAGTATTTTAATGTCCTGGCTTTTGCACCCTACACAGGTGTACGGGTGTAAGAGCACTATTGCTCGTCTCCATGATTGTAATAAAAACAGAGTGTATAGATTAAACAAATTATATAATAATAACGAAAAATTTAGATCTTTCGTTGATAAAGCATTAATTCATTATAAAATATCTTATGCGTCACATTGAAAAACCAGAGCTCATTTCAACCATATTAGATAAACGTAAAGTATGGTTAAATATTAGAGAATCTCGTTTAATGTATATGTATCATCGTAAGCTTATATCTATTGAAGAATATGAAGCTGGATCTCGTTATCGCCTTATGTGCGAACTTCAAGGTGGTGGAACTGGCAATGTTCTAAAAGAACGAATTGACAATTCTAACACAGACTTTATAACATCTTCTCTTGGTGCTGCCTTAGCAGTTAAAGAAGTTGATGACGAACTTGGTAAAAGAGTATCTACAATTATGAAGTTGTTTTGTCATTTTAATTTTGGTATCATTGAGATAGCTTATCATTTAAGTTTAACAGAACGCAGAGCATCTAACCAAGTACATGAAGGACTATCAGCTTTAGCAATTTATTATGGCTACAAAAAAGTGCACAATACTATCAGAGGACAAGGTACAAAGAATCAAAGACAAAGAGTACCTAAAGTGGGTATCATCTAATCCATGTATTCTTTGCCAGAACACACAGTCTCAAGCTCACCACGTTACTTTTGCTATGCCTAGAGGTTTCTCACAGAAAGTTGGAGATCAATTTACTGTACCTCTTTGTTATAAACATCATCACCAATTACATACTAATGGTATGAGTGAAAAAGATTTTTGGATCAAATTAGATATAGATGCTGTAGATATTTGTGGTAAATTCTATCAACATTACCATGATATGTGGAAGAATAAGAACTTTTTTTATGACGATTCTATGCTTTGGCGTACTGTTTATGATGAGCTTGTACCTAAGATACAAAACAATATTGACTTTCTACTGCAACCCAAATAACTATCAAGGATATCCTTACCAGAAGTATGAGCAAATTAATAAAATTTCCAAAGGGTAAGAAGAATTACTCAGAACATTTCTTAGATAATATCAAACCAGAAGCTATTGGTGATTTTCTTAAGCGTGAAAATCCTTCTATGTCTATGAGAGCTGCAGACGCAATGGCTCTAGCTATTATTTATAAAACTTATTTACAATTAGTATTTGACGAAGAAGGTCATACTGTGCCTGACAACATACTAGATGCTTTAGACGAAGATGACAATTCAACATTTATATGGAATCAAAATGGCAAACAAACCTTTCATTAAAAGCTTCCCTTACGACAAATATAGAGTTGAGTGGCTTGACTGTATAAGCGATTCAGGGTGGGCAGATAAAAAAGAATTTACTAATATGAAACTAGCTACTCCAGTTAACGAGGGTTGGTTGTTTTCTAAAGACAAACATTACGTTAAACTGTTTGCAGCATACATACCTGAAGATGATGGTACATACACCTATGGTGATCGTACTAACATTCCTACTTCTTGGGTTGTAAAGATTACTAAAATTTAACTGGCTTTGTTTATAAAGTGCTTTGATACTGTCCTCTCGGCTAGTACACCCCCAGGAATAATTTAATTGGATTTCCTGATTTCATTGCCCAAACCAGCTTATTTTAAATACCTTTTTCAGTATACATATCATTAACTTTATCAGCTTCTATTTGAGCTTCAGTCTTTAATGGATCTGTATATACTTCTTCTATTACAAGTTCTGATTTCTCTACCATACGTTTTTTAGTAGCTAGAATCTCAGACTTAATATGATCTTTAGCGTGTTCTAATACTTGAATTAACTTTGGAAAATTTGTACTATATATTCCATAGATAGTTAAATCATTAATCGCTGTCGCTACTCTTTGTAGTCCTCTTTGACGTTTTTCTAGTCTCAAGGTCTCGCTGTCTGGTATTATCATCTTCTTCCATCTCCGTTATTTTACGTTTTAGTTTATCAATTTCTAATTGCTTTCCAGCAAGTAGCATTCGCATAGCTCTTTCATTTGACATGGTCTAGCATCTCCGTTAAGTGTGTTTCCATTTGATCTTGGTCTTGCTTGTATCTTACCAACCATTTTTGTAAAATCAACTCATGATCTTCATATAAAAAACCTTGTTGTATAGCATCATGTAATAAAGAAATACTTTTTATACATTCTTTTATACGATCTTTAAGTTTATTTACTTGATAGTTTTTGTCTTTATTTGCGTCTATAACTTCTTTAATATCACTTCTTATTTGAGTCATTAACTACCTCCTGTATAGCACCTCTGGCTGCATCTATTTTGTCATCTAATTTATTAGAAACCATATCTTTTAAAGCTTGATATTTAAGTTCTATTAATTGATTTTCTTCACGTGATAAATCTAAATCTTTACGAAGTTGTAATACTTCATTTAATGATTTACGTAGTTTCTCTCTTAGATTAATTATTAAACTATTAAGTTCAAACAATGAATCAGTTAAGCTTTCTTTAGTCATTTTCTTTCTCCTTTTGTATTACGCATACTGTACCATGTAACACAGATCCTGGCAATGCCATATGACCTGTCTTATCTTGCCATGCTTTCCAAGCAACAGTAGCTCCTATATTTGGTTGAGCATCTTCTTGCATAAGAAATTCCTCATCAAAGTATATATCTACGTACCCATCTTTTCTATTAGAATATTCAGGGTAGTAAGCTTTAGACATTTCTATTATACTACAACCTATTTGTTTATACATATCATCAAATGTAGGTTTATGAGTAGACTCTAAAGTTTCTACTAAATTATAACCACCATCAATGTCTCCAGTTTCTTTTAAAGCTGTTGTAGCATTTTTTGTTGGTTTTATTACGTGTAATTTATACATTATTTATCCTGCTGGTTGATTATTTAGTTCTAAAAATATTTTCCATGCTGATCTATCTTCGAATCCACATTCATCAAATATTTCATATATTTCGTCTGCACCCCAAGCATCTACAAATAAACTTATTTTAGTGTTTGTATTATAAAATACATAAGTGCTACTGTGTTCAGCTTTTGGTGCTATGGTTATTACTTTTTGTTTTTTCATTAGTTCATCCATTTAGTTAATTGTTTACTTACTAATTCTACGTATCTAAACCATTCTAATATAAAGTTACGTTTCTTACCTGCACGTTCTTTAGTTATTTGTTTAATAGCTTTGTTAGTTGCTTTGTCTAGTAAGTCTGTTTGGTCTTTAAGTTTCATCATAACTAACCTCATCATCTTTCTTGTTGTAAGTAATTGTTGCAATCTTTGTGCATTTTCCTATTTCAGTATAATCTTTAGCATAAGAACAAACTATATCTTTGCTATCTTCTGTAGACATATCTATCTTATGTCCTTCCAACCAAATATTTAACGCTTCGTTATCATCTTTGGCTAGTACTTGCCATTTAGTTACATATGTTACATCGTATTCTATCTCGTATACTTTTTTGCCAACGTCTTTGTCAAAATAATATAATGCTTCGTCTACTTTTGTCATAATTACCTTTCTATAGTGGGATAAGCCCCACAAAATGTGTAGGGCTTTGACCATATTTAATTACTTAGTAATTGCTAAGAACTCTTGTTTAGGAATTGTAGATGTATTTATCTTTTCCTTAGACATTTCTGTATCAATTACTTTCCAAACTGTAGCAAGAGATTGACCTGCATTAAGTAAATTTCTACAATATTCTTTAGACATATCTAACATTTGTAAAGATGCACCTCTTGGGCCAGAGTAGAAGTCACGAGAAGTTTCTTCATGACATAGCTTTTTAAGCAATCTATCTAACTCATCTGGATGTTTTATTAGAGATCTTTCTATCTCTGTAGTCCATTTTCTAACTTTCTTCCAGTTTTCTAATTTGACTTCTAAGTCATTGATTGAATTATCTAATTTACCCTTTTTTAAGAGTAACGTAGAATCCATTTCGTTAGCAAACTTTTCATGATCTTGAAAGTTTTGTTTAACTTCTTGATGTAGTTTAGTTAATTTTAACTTTTCTTTGAAAGCATCAAAATTACCTTCTGATTCAAGATCTATAGTATCTTGCATTTCTGTTTTTAAAGTATCTTTTCTACTGTCATACTTTACATCAATGAAGTTATCTATATAATCTTTCTCATCTTGTCTTATAGGGGTTCTAGTACTACTCATTATGCTACTTTGCTCCTTTGTTCATTAGTTTTAGTTATAGTTTCTAACTTGTCTGCAACTTCTTTAGCATCTATTGATTTGTCCATTCTTTGACAAACTCTAATAAACAATGATGTTGCTGTAGTTTTCTTACCC